CAGAGTCGGCAGTTACTGTACTCTCTGTAACTTGTAAACCAATTCTATAGGATGGAGTACTAGTATACTTTTCAAGAATTAAAGACTCAGAATCTTTGAATAGGAAAAATCCTCCGACATAGAAAACACCTGAGTTGATACTTACTACCGAACCATTACTCACTGCATTTGCTATACCAGAGGCACCTGTGGTACTTACTGTGTTTGCTTGAACTGTTGTACCTACGACTGTAATTGTTTCACCATCATCAAACTCATTGTTATTGAGATAATGAAACATCAGAGTAGGTTGGTCACTTGTTGTAGAAGCTGCTGTGGACACAACTTTTGCACGTGCATTAGATGTAGCCCCAGTTATAACACCATTTGAAAAACTATTGATAGTAAGGTCTGCACCTGAAAACTGAGTTTCTAGTTTGAGTGATCTTACCTCATTGTCATAGTTGAGTTCACAACCAAGAACAATACTGCCTTCTTCAAAGGTGTGTCTTCCATTTCTTTCAATTTGTTTCTGAAGGATCGTTTGGAGCTGAGTTACCTCTCTTGCTTGAACTGCATAGCCAGGTCGAAATAATACTCTATAAAACTCTTTAGATTCATCATAATCGTCATAATATGGATCGACATTGAAATCTGTAGTAAGTGCCATTTATAATTTCCTAAAGAAGATAAATTAAAATTCAATTATCAGTTTTACATCCTCTATCTGGTCTGCTGCTCTTGTGACAGGAGAACGATTCTCTACATAAAGAATATCACCTGAGAACCTTGTTAAGTCTCCACCAGTAACTGCTCCAGAACCATTTGCAGTGGCTGATGCACCAGACCCACTTGCTCCAGTTGTATTAGCAGCAATAACTTCTGAATTTGTGAAATATCCATAAATGCCATTGTATCCTGCATTCGCTGAGTTTCCAGATGGAATAATATCTGATAAACGAAGTGTATTGTTTCCAGTAAAATCAATGACTCTGCCTGTTGCACCAGAAGTTGCACCTGTTACCAATTCGTCAGCTTTATACTGAGTTCCATTCCACGAAGTTAGTACTATTGTGGTTGCTTGGTCCACAACTGATGCAGTGGCAAAATCACCATTTGCATACTTAGGTTGCGCAAGCATACCAACTTTACGGAAGTCGTTGTTGGTTGTGAAGTTATTCGATTCCGAATACTCAAGTCGAGCATTTGTGAGAACATAGAAACCACCCAATTCTTTAACTGCATCTGATCCATGTCCACCCGCTGGACCGATAATAGGAGTCAGTGTAGCAACAGTTGGATTATAACTATTTGCCTGTGATGCATTTGCAATGACTGTGATTGTAGCATTGGAGTAGTTATTACCTCCTGCAACAACTGTTACTGCATTAATTGAACCAGTTGCATTAACTGTTGCTCTTGCATTGGCAGCCTGTCCGTCACCTGAGATTACAATCTTTGGACCAATTGAATAAGTACTACCCGAAGATGGTGCAGTAATTGCTGGTGTGAATGTAACCACCTTTGTACTTTGATTATAGTCAGTAATTGTTGCACCCTGTCCAGAAGCATCTCCACTTGTGAAGTATATGTCTGAATTTACAATACAGTCAGCAGCTGCAAGAGTATTCAAACCAATACCAGAACCAGCAATCGTACATGAGGTTGTAGTTCCACCAGAAGAAAGAGTTCCAGTTTCACCAAGATACTGTGCTCCTCTACTTGTCATGTGAATTACTTCAATTGCACCATTTCCAGTAGAAGCGGCTGCAGTCTCAACATCAAATTGATTTTGGCCTGGTGAGTTATCAAAAGTATTGGCAAGAAATCCATTTGCTCTTCTCACTGTATCAACAGGAATATAGTTTGGTGTGACAAACTTGAGTGCATCTGCAGCAGAGATTTGATACATGAATTTCCATTTGTATCCATCTGCAGTTGAAATGATACTCGTTCCAGTTCCAGTTGGTTGTACTGTAGAAGTTGTGGCCACAGAACCACCAGATGCAGTATCACTATTTGACAAACACTTATATACATTATAATCTGTAGTCATGACATAGAAATCTTGACTAGTAAGTGTTGCAGCAGCATGAGTGTATGCAAAATAACTGGTATTATTAGTCCAGTTTTTCCTTGGGATACAATGTGATACATCAGAAGCTGTAATCTTCTTTGCAGCAATCATGTCTCGCCAGTTCTCATAGTGAGTATTGGCTACGGCATCCGTAGGAGATGGTGGTGTACTGTCATCTGACCAAGCAGTTGGTTTACCGATAAACAGATACATATTTGAATTGAGGAGCCCGCTCGAGTCTGTGACTGCACCGCCCGAAGAGAAGGACACCTCATCAAAAGCCTCCACAAACTGTTTGGCGTTGTGGATACGAAATTTGTTTGTTACTAAAGCAGGCATCAGAAAATCCTCCAAATATTGTGAGTTATTGTTCTTTTATATTTAGTCAAGATGGAACCTGTTCTAAATGATTGACACGGAAGGGTGCATTAGTAAACAGATCAGTTTCTTGATCTAGTTTCATGAAAGTATTATTTGCTATAGAGTCAATTCTATACTTTCCACCCTCCATATTGAGTAATTTGTAATTATATCCAAAACTTTCAAGTTCAAGATGTTCATTTTCTTCGTAGGTGAGGTATTCACTATCATCACTTTCGTCCTCCAATACTATATTACCTCCGTCCTCATCGAGAATTGCTTCTTCTATTATTGTATTTTCAGACATCAATACATTTTCAAACTCAAGGAGTATGGCATTTGGATCTTGCCCAACTTCACCATCCTCAGTGAGAATGTTTGCTCCATCCTCCATTACAACATTGTCTCCATGAATCTCAGACCATTCATGTAAGTTTGGAAGAGTTGTTCCATCTGTAGTAATTCCATTGATGGTAAACTGGTATTCTCTTCCAGCATTATTTGTATCTGTAGTTCCAATCTCTGTCTTCATAACTCTATCAGTCTGATTGATAGAACTTGCTTGATTATGTCTTCCATATTCAAGTCTATAGTTTTGAGCAGATGTTCCATAGTTTCTAATTATCTTAGAACCAGAAGGTTCATCAAGCAGATACTCTGTTGCTCCAGTTATCGGGTCATCTTCTAACAAGATTGCACCATAGTCTACATTATAAAGGTAATCATTTGTTCTACTGACAATTTCTGCAGTATCTCCATCTGCAAATACCACTCTGGCAAATTCATCTGATCCATGAGGAAAGACATCACCGATTATTTCAATCTCTGATGTGGTTGGAACATCTTGTCCAGTTTCAGTTACGAGATTACTACCATCTTCTGCAACTAAATTGTCATCCGTATCTCCAGCCACACTAGATAATAAATTTCTTGTAGCATTTGTAGTTTTCCTATTATCATCAACTACAGTAATTGTTGCATTTGCATAAGTTCTGGCATAAGATGTTTCTGACAGAAAAAATTTATCTTCACCAGAGTCATCTTCACGAATCAATCTATCACCATTTGCAGTAAGGAGTATATCACCAATTCCAGTTGGAGTATGAGACTCAAGCATTACACTCGTATTATCCTCAAGAGCCACACTTGCTGTAAAGTCTTCAATCTTGAGATCATAAGTTATATGAAATATACCCGTGACACCTTCTGTTGCCAAATTGTCATTCAAATGTTCTAATACAAGATTATCTCCACCCTCTGTCTTATATGATTCGGGATCACCAGAGACATAATCTTCCATGAGGATTCTATCATCTTCCTCAAGTGCCACAAATTCTTCTTCAATAATAACATCAAGATAATCGTTATAGATAAGTCTTCTGTTTGAATTAAATTCTGAAACCTCAAGTCCAAGATTACCGCCACCAGTTGCTGTCTCCAATTCAATTGGAATAAATGTCCTATCATCACCTTCAATCAGAATAAGATCACCATCCGTTGTATGTGCTTCAAGAGTAATGTAAGTTGTTGCATTATCAGAATGTTCAGTTCCAAAAGGTTGAACACCTAATTCGCTGTGTTCACGAATTAATCTAAAGTCTGCATCTAGACCCTCAGTTACCAATGTCTGATCATCATCTTCAAGAACGATTGGTGCATTAAAATCAGAATCAAAGTTTGTGCCTGTACCTGTGATACTTGGTTTTCTATCATAAGATGCAGCAATAAAGTTTCTCATCTCTGCAGTAGTATCAGATGCTCGATTTATTGCAAATTGTTGATTACTCAGATAAGACTGTTCAAGAAGATAAATGTCTCCATCTTCTGTAGTAAGGTTTGCCAAATCGTCAGGAACAGATTCTTCTACAAATTTTCTACCATCTTCAGCAAGGAGTTCAAACTCTTCACCCATAGTGACATTGAGATTACCTTCTGCTTTATATTCAAAACTAGAAGACCTTCCTGTTCCGTATGGGAGATTGACTTCAAGATTCTCAAGGACTGCAGATGCTTTTGTTGTAGTGGCAAAATCAAAGATGAATCTATTTACAGCATTTTCATCACCTTCCATCTTTAAATGAAAATTACTCTCAAGGAGTAAATGACCTCCATCATCGTCTTCTAATTCTACTAATTCACCACCAGTTTCAGCAATCCATACTTGTTCTTCATAAGGAGTTGCAGAATCTGATTCGTCTACAGTTGAGACTATAAATGGTTGTACTGGTGGATCTGGATGAGCAATCGGATTGATTTGAATTTGAGTTCCGACAATAATCTCATCTTGCATTGAATCTTCCATTGCCAAATACAATGGGAACATTCCTTCAGTTCTTTCAAGGAGTAGATAGTTATCATCTTCAAGTTTCAGTTGAGTACCATAACCCATATCAATCTGAACAGCTCCTGTCTCTGATTCTGGAAACTGAATCTGTGGCATCAAGAAACCATCTGAGTGTGTCCTATCAATGACTATAAAATGATCTTCATCTTGTACAACAACATCAGATTCTAAAGTCAACCTCAATGATTCTTGGGCATAATCAATACCCATCACTTTACCTTCATCTTCAAAAAGAATGTATTCGTATTCAGTTCCTTCTTGCTCTATTAGATAATCATTACCATCTTCTTCTAAACGAATATTGAATACATCGTGATCGTCTTCACTAACTATCTGTGTAGTTTCTACAATCGGTTCTGATAAGAGATAGTTTCTTGAACCATCAGTTGCCACTTCAAGTTCAAGATTTGATTCATCTTCTTGTATGAAAGAAACTTCAAATTCTTCTGATCTTATTTTTGAGAAACCATCATCAAGTAGAATACTACCTTCACCACTATCTGTTTCAAATCCAATAGTATCTTGTGCTCCTTCTGAAGCAATACCGGCATTTGATTGTTCTAGTATCAGATCAAAGTTGATATGTGGAAACTCTACTCGTGCATCAATCGGTGGTGATACAACAGCTGGTCTGAAAAGTGAAGCTTGTACTGAAATTTGAACATTAGATGATGCAGTATTCTGACTGGCAATTGTAATTTCATGAACTCTGTAATTTGGAACATTGACTGACCCACCAGTAAGCGCCGTATTTGCTTGTATGTGGTTGATTGTATTTGCTGCCGAGTTCATCAATCCTGCAGTAGCATTCAAATACATCACCACTTCTCCGAACATCTTTAGTCCAGAAGGGTGTACAAGATTCAGAATTTGGTCACGATAAGTTGCAGTATCTATGTCCGTCTTAATTACATAGGAAAAGTCTTGATAATAAAAATTATCTTGCATCCTATTTTGACCACTCAATAATCCCTGAGCCCCATCAAAGAAACCATCATACTCTGCAAGAGCTCCAAGGGATGCAGTCAAAGTTGCATCTCCACCACCAATACCTGAGGCATCAAGAGTTGGAGCTGATGTATAGTTTGCACCAAAGTTGAATATCGTTACCGACTGAATTGCACCAATAGCAATAGATGAAATCGCAATAGATGCATTATTACCAGCGGCTCCAGTATTTGCAAAAACTGAGTTAGATCCTGCCACATTTGCAGAAATTACTCTTCTTGTTCTGAGATTTGACTCACTCGTATCACTAGGAGTTGAAGGAAAAGTAACTGTGAACGTAGAAGTGTTCGATACAGTTGCAATAGTGTGGTTGTTATTGTATACAGTTGCATCTGTCCCAGAACTTGAACCAGTTACAACAATTCTTTGTCCTGCTGTAAAACCATGATCCGCTTGAGTAAACGTAGCCGTGGCACCAGATGTTGTTGCATTTGCAGTTCCGAAGTCACCAATACCTACTGGGTTTTCATCAGCATTATTTGTATATACTGTAAGAGTATCACTTGCAGAAAAATTATTACTGGTTGTCATCTGTACTCTAAGTACAGTATTTCCTGTTGCAACCAAAGCAGTATTTGAAATTATCGGCCCAAGAACTATGCCTGAAGCAGAATTACTTTGATTTTTGACAATCGTGTTTGAAGTAAACTGATTTGCTATTGCAGATGCAAGAGTTACGAATACAGAATTAGCTCCCACCTTATCTGGAGCATTACCGAAAGATTCTATTTTAGTATTTGCAATCTCAACAACTGGTATGGATGTATAACCTTGTCCAGATGAGAGAACTTGTATTGAACGAATACCACCAATCTCTACTTCATTGAGAGTCCCTGCCAATGCACCATGAGATGTGTTCGAGGATACGGCTGCAGGAGTATTTGCAAAGACTACATTGGCACCAGTATCAGAAAATACGGCATTATATCCATTTGCCGCTGCAGGTGAACCAGTTTCATCTCTCTGAGTATCATAGACAAATACTGTTTCTGTATTCTCAAAGTTTCTGATAGTTCTTGTTCCTGTGACTGTATCAACAACAATCGAACCAAGTGCATAGATTACAGTATTTGGTGTGGTTGTGGTATCTACTGAAACGACTGTTCCAAACTTGGCAGTATTGGCATTGTAATTAGTATCATCAGCTATTGATTCTATATCAAATCTTCTAACACCTCCACCTGTCTCTGTAGTAAGTGTCCCTCCACCATAGGTTCCACCACCATCATTTCCAGATTCTGCCAATAATTGACTGATACTCAACTCAAAAAGTAGATCACCTTTCTTTGGTGCAGTTCCAGTAAGACCAGCAGAGAAAGTAGTTGTTGAGTTTGAAAATAGATGAGTATTTACTGTGGCACCTTGTAATGGTGCAGTAAATGCTGATGCACTAAGTAAATCTTCTTTGTGTGGGTTGATTGTAAGAGTATCAACAAATACATTTGCAGTTGGAGTAATTGTTTGAACTCTGGCAGCACCACCTGTTCCACCAGTTCCCTCATTCGTAAACGTAACTCCATCACCGACTGCAAAACCATCGCCGGGATCTATTATGTCGAATGCACTAATTGTAGCATCAGATACCGAAGCAACTTTAACACCAGCTTCTCTACCACCCCCACCACCAGATATTGCAATGTCATCACCTACCGAATAGTTTGACCCACCTGCATCAATTGCAACTGAAGCAAGAATACCAGTAAGTGGTGCAGTTGCATAGTTTCCATCATCGTCTGCAGTGGTTGTTGTGATTGTATCACTAGGTAAGAATGATGTAAATCCAGAATCAGTATTTGCATTATATGAAGCATTGTTTGCATCAATATTAGAAAGATATAATTCTGATATAGTTGTAGAACCTACTTGATATGTCTCTGTTCTTTCAATGAGAGCAACAACATTTGAAATTGAACCTCTGACAAATCTACCCTCAAAGGATGAGAAGTTATTTGCCTGATCGAAGTCAATTTTAAGAGATTTATTTTGAGTCCATCTTCCGTCAGACAATCTCATTATGTCTGTACTTGGATAATAAAAACTTACATTTTCTTTTCCATAGAGAAGTCGAAAGATAAACTGGAAAGAAGCCTCATTACCTTTTGCTCGGTAGAAATCTTTGATGTGTTTGAGCATGTTGGCTTTACTACCCAACGCACCCTTTGGTACACCTTGTAAAAATTCTTTCCTTAATAACTCAACAAAACCAAGAGGTGCTTTGTCTACATCTTGAAACGATTTGACATTCCTAGATGCATTTAAAGCTTGTCTTGTATATGCAGTAACATTTGCAGAAACTCTTGACTCTTGACCTACAATTCTTTCACCAACTTGAAAGTTTCCGTTATTGGTTTCTTCAATGTATGCTTGTGTAGTAGAATACTTACCTCTTACGATACCAGTTGCACCAGAGTTGGCCCCTTCAACTGTTTCACCACTTAAAAACTGGTCACCCTGACGATTTGGATTTTCAAGGTCAATGTAAGTATTATTTGTATTTGAGGAATCAGTATTGCCGTTTTCAAGTGAGATGTATGGAGTAGTATTAGCAATAACGACATTACCACCCATCCCTGAGTGTGTGTTACAATAATAGTAAAGATAAGTTCCTGCTATATCTGGACTGATATAGACTGAAGTTTGAGCTCCTGCAGTGCCTGGAGTACCAAATGCTACAACATTTACACCATTTGAGTATTGTTCTCCGCCTGGTGTATGTCTTCCGTTTGGAGTTGTTGATATTCTAAGAGGATGACCTTCGTTTGTAGAATTACTCTGATCAAAAACGTAGGTAATTCCAGAAGATACATTAAGAACAGGGGAAACTGCACCATCGACAAAATACTTATTGACGGAGTTACTGTATGCATTATTACCAGTTGCAACTGTAACTGTATACGTTACATTATCACTTTCTTGAATCGGTTTATCTTCATTCAGATCAAGATCGTTGAATGTAACCAGATTCAGTTCTAAAAACTCATAGTATTTCTCTACAAACTTAGAAAACTTTGAGTGATTATGTTGTATGAAATTTGGTAATTGTTGCTCTATCTGAGTATATAGAGCTCCTCCGTCTGTTCTCATTAATAGCTACTACTTGAAGTTGATGTCGTATCTGTGGCTGTTGTCGAAGATGTGGTATTCGTTACAGCCGTCGTTTGTCCAGTTCCACCAGTATCAATCATAGTAATAGAAATATCATTATTTGAAATAAGGAGAATTTGCTCTCTCAATGGGGTAATATCATTTGAATCTAATGTAACAGTAATACTAACATTAGATGTTCCATCTGTGATAGTTGTTGGTTTGAAAGTAGTCAAAGCAACATTTCCAGAATTATAAGTAACTGTACCCACGTTATTTGCAACTATTATTCTGTCAGATCCAGATGTTCTAAAAACCTGAAGTACACCATTTGCATCTTGTAGTTCACAATTAGTCCTTAAAGTACCATTATCATCTACATGCGAAAATTGAGTACTTGTAATCTGTGGTATACCATTCACTGTGGGAATTTTATTTGAATACTTTAAAGTATAAGAAGTTGCCACGTTCAAAGTAGGTGTGAAAGTTCTTCTTAATTTAACTGTTGTCAAACTACTTTCAATGGCAGACTCAGTTTCATCAATTTTCTTTATCAATGGGGAATATCTAAATTGATCTGCAAAAGACCCCAAATCAGTTTGGCCATATTGATAAACAGTATTAGTCAATAAAGATTCAATACTTGCTGCTGTCAGAGTGGTATTCGTTGAATTATATTTTATGGTAGTATCTACTGTGACATACAAATAGTCTGGATCTGTAACCTCTGGGGTTACAGACACAACATTCCTATTTGCCAAGACTGTATCTTTGATAAATTTTTTGGTAGCAGTTGAGAGTGTAAGTCCAGATGCTGGTTTGATTGCAAGATATACTTTACCATAGACAGGGGGATCATTTGTTTCACCGCCCCATGCAACCACCGCCTCTGCAGCAGGATAATCTCTCTCAAGTATTCTTTTGTAATCATTAATCGTTACGGCTCTGTTTTGAGCTTGATAACTCCTTGGTGCATTAAATTTTATCTTATTGATTGAGTCTCTAAGAGAACCACCTGAAGCTGAAGTAAGTGTAGAAACTGTGACATTTGAATAACCACCAACTGATCCAACTGGATTAAATGTTGAGGCACCATTTGGATCTTGACCATCTGCAATGAGAGAAGAAAGTAAGATAATATTTCCACTTACTGGTTTTCTACCTATGACATCATCACCGAAGATGACCTCATATTTACCATCCTCTGCTTCTTCTAAAAAATACACATTTGATGTTGATGAAACTGTAGTTGTATCATTTGCAATAGTATAAGTATAAACATTGGTATTTTCTGCAGAAGTCTGAATCCTAACAGTCAAGGTGCTTGTGTCAGTATTTGCATTTGGAAGAATAAATCTTTGATCTGGATTCTCTGTATTTGCAGTATAACGATGCGTCAAAGGAACACCCTGACTTATCTCAACATTTGCAGTGGTGTAAACTCCATTTGAATTTACATTTAAAGTAGTAGACCCTGTGGTGCTGAAAATGTAAGATATACCATTCACTGAAGATGCAAACTGAGTATCTTTGGCTATAATTATTGTTGAGGGTGTGTCTGCAGGAGTTATTGTAAGATCAACGTATGCCTTTGCACCCCTGACTGATTGTGGTGTATATCCAAGATGTTTGGCTCTTGATACTACTGAGTTCCTAATTGATGCAGTATCGAGAAACATCTCATTGACAATCATATTCAAATAGAATGCATTGTAATGAGTATTATAGGAAAGAACATCCAACAGAACAGACATAGCCGATGCATCAAAGTCATAGTCAGCAAATTCATTCTGATCACTCAAAAAATTTTTGAGATTGGATTTTATAGTATCAAAATCTAATTCCGAAACCTTTAATTTTGAAGAAACATCTGCCATTTGTTATCTCTCTCTGGATAAGAATACTTCTAGTCGCTGTTCGTCCGTTTGACTCACAATTGTAAATGTTACAGCAACTCTATATCTGTTAAGGTCTTCTTCCGGCGTCACTATACATTCTACAATTTCAGCTCTACCTTCCCAACTTTCAATGGCATTTCTCACTTCATCCTCAAGTAATTGAGTAGTGATATTTGTCATTGGTTCAAATAACAAATTTTTCAATCCAGAACCAACTTCTGGTTGAAACAGTCTTTCTTGATTCTCCGTTAGAAGTATATTTCGTATGCCTCTCTTGATTGATGTTGCATCCGTAACTGTAGCTACATCTCCTGTGATTGGATTTGCTGTAAAATCCAAATCTAAATCTTTGTAAGTTCTAGTGTAAGTCGGCATAAGTCTCCTATATTATTTAGTTCATCCGACTGATTGATATTCTACACCCAAAGCGGAAAAGAATGCTTTTACTGGATCTGGGTCAAATTGGGGAGCTCCTACAAAACAAAATCCTGCAGATATTTTATAAGATGCATCTGGTGCATTTCCTGCAGACCTTAGAGCAGCTGCAAAAGCATCACTACCATTTTGAGAAGTCATACCCATAAACCAAACTCCAGCATTCGGCAATCCCTGAGTTAATAATTCAATAAGAGCTATAATATTTGCTGCAATCTCTTCAAAATATTCTACTAGGTCATCAATTGCATCAATTATGATTTGTATTGCCTCAAGAACCCCCTCTGCAAATGCCTTTATTGTCTCTGCAATATTGATCATGTCATCGAAAAAGTCTGAATAGCCTGGAATTAAATCTGCAAGTCTATAACTAAAGAAATCGGGAGTAACCGAATCTGGAACTGTAGGAAATTGATTTATAACATATCCCTGTTTTGGTTTTCTACTTAATGGTATGGGTCTTCCAGAACGAGCAGCAGAGGCTCTTTCGTTAGGATACCTATATTGATAAGATTTTTCACCATCGGGAGTTTCAAAGGATTCTGCCTCAATTATTGTTTCTCCCACTTCCCAATTTCTTATAGGTATTAATCCTGAATAATTTTTAATTGTCATTGTTACATCATTAAAATTATTATTAGCATTTTCATCATTAATATAATCTGAGTTAATCCGAACAATACCTCCACTGGCCCCAAATAAAGTTGATTTGCTGACAGTTGGAACTTTTGTTTTCATAATACTAGTAGTACTATCTGATATTGATTCAATTTTACCGACACAACCACTAGTTCCCCCTTTCACAAAATCACCTACAGCAAGGTCACCACCACCAAATCTATTATCAGTTCTAATTCTGACTGTATCTACTGGAAGTGTAAGTTCATTAAGTTGATTCAAAAGATCCTTAACCTGCCTTTCAAACTCTGCAAATACGCCAGGAAAAAACTTCAAGACTTTTAAAAGTTCATCAACCCACTCTTTAGGGTTTTGTGCTGCAACCACCATAGCCAAGGCAGAAACACTTAAACCTGACAATTCAGTATTTCCTTGATAATTTGGTTTACCAGAGGATATTCTGGTTGTTAATAAATCTCTTGATGCAGTTGCCAAAGAAGTATTTGCAGATCGATATAGTTCTTGAGGAAGAAGTGCAGTAGGATCTGTTATAGGAAATTTATCACCAGAATAAGTATATGCATCTCCTGTGTAAGTTAAGACATTCAGTATAAATCTAGGTACATCTCCCTCATCTTCAAATGCAGCTGCAAGAAGTTCTATACAATCTGGTGCAGGAAATTCTGGTAGAGGTATTCCAAAATCTGTTGTTGGATATTTTACTTTTGTTCCTGTCCATGTTGCTGGGTCATATCCACCTGGCACCAATTTCAAAGACTTGTCGAGTTCTGGTATTGGTGGTATGAAACCTTTTCTATTTTTATTATTTCCATTTACATCTTTATAACCATTAGTCCCTTCACTTCCAGTACCACGAAGATCCTTCAAATCTAAAGATTCTCGATATTCATCATTGACTGTAAATACTTCATTAAAAAATGGAGATGTCCTGTTTACAACTCTGGATGGTAAAAATTTTATTAATCCTTCTGTGTCTCTTTCCATTTCTAACCCAATTTCATTAATATTTTTCAATCCATAAGGTTGTTGAAATGGATTGACTTGTACTACAAAAAGACCCGACTCTCTAAAATTTTGTAGAGCCGCTATTAATTGATCTGCAAGAAGAATCAGAGCCAATGCAGCAGGATTTACATTTCCTAACAAAAATAATTTTGCTGCTTCTCCTGCAGCTTTAACCACTTCAAGTGCGGCATTGACTGTACCTATTGCCTGAGTTCCTGTTTCGGCAATTGCAGTTAATGTAGGATTATCACTTAATTGTACTTTTTGCCAATCAGCCACTTTTTTCCTTTTCTTCTTCCATTTTCAGTAGAAGTTCTTTCTTCTTATCTTTTAGATCACTGATAGTTTGATGTATCGTATCTTTCAATTTGTTAAGATCACTAATATAATCATCTACTTTTTCTGGTCTTCCTTCTTTCCACTCTGACATTATCCTCCTATCAATACATTTCCAGCAGTGCCAAGAATCATAGCACCACAATCACCAGTATCCATAATTCTAGCAACACCTTTACTATTTGCAAATACTGTAGTTGAAGCCTGTGCAATAGTACCAGCATGGGCAGATGTTCCAAGAACGTGTACACCAATTACATCTCCGACCACATGCACTGGTTTATTTAAAATTAAAACAGTTGCTTGAGTTGGTGTAATTGCACTTGGACTGAAAGCATGACCCAAAGATGGATCACCTGAAATTGAAGCCGGCATTCCCATATTATCTCCTATTGGTTTGTAAAACTTCCATTTGCATATCCATTATCTAAATGTTGTTGGTTCGTGATTGGTACACCATTTGCAACAAATGCAGTATCTGTGTTTGCAACTTCTGGTGTATTTGATGGATCAATGTAATCTAAAATTATCTCATTCCTATCACTCATCATGTTTGTATATACTTTGATTCCAAATTGTCTATCTATGAAATCTTCATTCTCTATATTGGTTATTACTCTCCTGTGATTAGGATTTTTAGATGCTCTAAGAGTAAACCAACAAGTTTCTTCTTTTTGTTCTCTTGGAGTCATCAAGGTAGTAAGATTTTCACTTGCATCTACCATAGGAGAATTTAACATTTGATCCAATTGATGTTGTCCAGAAGTATTTGCTTTTAATAACTCTGTTACATCATTTCTTTCTAATGCTTTGGCCTTGGCATGCATAGACCTTGGTAACCAACTATCAATCTCTTTAACACCTCCATTCGGATTATTATTTGGGTCAAATCCATCCGGCATACCATCAGTTCCACTTGGTTGAGTTGATGGAGCTCCCTCTGTAAAAACACGCCCTGTAGTACTATTTAACCTAAAACCTGCATCATAAAATAATGTTTTTGGTTTAGTAGAACCAGTAAAAGAAATAGAACTTACCTGACTTGAAGTAGTATTTCCATGAAAACTGTAAGTTACGCCTCTGGTTGTTGAAACATTTCCTCTCAATATGACTTGATTGTTTCCAAACATACCTCCAGCAACAACTTCAAGGTCATTACCTGCATTAAATGTTTTTGCACTCAAACCAGATGCAAGAGTAGATACAGTTCCAGATACAGTACCAGAAGCACCTGCAAGTCCTGAAGCAACTGATCTTGTAAATTGTGTCCCACTATCTATAGTGACAGCACCAGTAAAATCACCAGTAGGTATTGGATTAGAACCATGAGTACCACTTGCAAGTCCTGAACCAGAAACGGATACATTAACAGTTCCAGAAGAACCTAATCCGTGAGAACCAGTGTACCTATAGTTGATACTATGTGTTGCTGGAGTAGCAGATGGGCCAGTTCCAGAAGCTGGACTTAATATTACAACTTTTTGTATCGTATTAATAGTTCCAGTTTGTTGTCTTAATACACCTCCCTTTTTATCAATACCATCATAGGTAACCACATTGACAGATGATGTAACTGCAGCAGGACCACATTGTGCTGCAAATAATTTGACAGTAAATTGTGTATCACTCGTAACTGTTGCAACATTCCATAATCCATTCATTGCATTGTTACTAGCTCCAGTTATGTAAACTCTATTATATTGATCCGTAAGTCCATGTGCACCACTTGTTGTTACTGTTAATGTTCTATCTTGTCCTGCTGCCCAACTTGCTGTACCAGTTTTACTTTGTGTGACATTACCACCTCTAATTTCTGCTTCTGTATCCGAAACAACATCGAATAAAATTGAACCTCTGTGAACATCATAAACTTGAGTTCCATTATGATAAGTGCCACCTACTGTATAAAGTTCAGATATTCTATTTTCTGGACCATGATTAGTTACACCACCACCTACACTAGTGACTGATGTATCAACTGAAAATCTTGTAACTGTAGGTCCAGTTGTATCTCCAAAATATGCAGTCCAAGGATTTGCTGTTATTCTGGCAGGAGTTACAGTTGGACTTTCTCCTGTTCCGCCAGGAGATTCACTTGCACCAGTTGCAGCAGTTCCAAACGTACCGCCAGAAACAGGTGCAACTGACATTGGTGCAATACTGTAAGAAGTTTGTACTTCTATGTTTGCAGTTCCACCACACAATGGGATACCAGTTTGTTGTGGACTACCATCATTACTGTTATAAGTTTTTGGATAACCAGAAACACCAGTACCAGCAAAATCTGTAAATGTAACTGTTGTTGCAGGAGACACCCCAGACGAAAATGGTAATAACTCAAATACTCCACCATCTAAACCTATCTTACCTTCATCCGTATAAGTGTACTGTGTATTTGCAGGAATTGCGGGTGAAGCAGCAACATAGCCAGGAGTACCGAAGGTTCCCGATTCTGAAACTGCATCTCTTGCAGGATTAATTGTTCTTGCAACATCATTAAATTGAGCATAGTATGCCCCTGCAGTTACGCCAGGAATTGCTGGACTTGATGGTGCCTTCCTAGAAATAGTAACTAAATCATTCCTAAGAATGTGTGGGTCATCAATAGTAGCTGGTGAATCTAGTGGTTGAGTCCAAAAAATTATAGGATTTGCCATATCACTCCTAATTAATCATTACAAGAGAACCCTTAACAGTATTGATTCCCGAAGCCTCCACGTTGACCAATGCTCCATCAACTTTTGCTTGTACTGTTCCTGTCATTGTTGAAGTCAATCCGTTTATGGAAACACCTGCTGCATTTAATTCAATCTTTGCCAATCCTGCAAGATAAGAAAGTTCAATACCAGTTGCCCCAAGAGTTAATTTTGCAATAGAACCGCCAGGACCAACATTGAGTGATATTTGTCCAAGTTGATCCATTGAGATTGATCCAAGTAATCCTGAAATTCCAGCATTAAATGCAAAAGAACCAGTTGGACCAGGCAATGCAGTCTCAAATATAATCTCACCTATAGCAGACTTGAAGGATCTTGCTGGAGCTCCAAATATACCTGCCAAATTTGTTGACGCTTCATTAATATTATCTCCTGTTATCACATTATAAGAACCACCTGAACTAACTGATGTTGCACCTCTCGATCCTAAATTTATTCCACTTGCTCTGGTTGAAAACTTACCACCTACCTTATTTACTAGATTTCCTCTAATTTTTTGTGTTTGACTAGAATCTTTAAAATCATGAATTAAATTTTGACCTCTAAGAGTTAATGATCCAGAACCAGAATCAACAACTATACCTCCACGAGCCGAAAACAATCCTTGTCCTAATCCAGACATTCTTATTGCAGATTTAGAATCAAGACTGAAAGAACCTGTGCTGTGAGTGTAACCTCTTTCTGAAACTATATCCAAATCTCCATCAATACTAATCAAAGAATCACCAAAGATTTTTTCAAACGAGTTCATCATTTTGAATGTTTGATCTTCATTCATCACTTTTGTAATTCTTTGTCCTAAGGCACCGATCTCTTCAAATGTACCAGCTCTATGATAACGATGTAGTCTTTCAAAACCTGGCGTATCATCAATTTCTATAATGTGTCCACTTTCTGATTGGTGTACATGATTATATGGATACTTTGCTTTGTTGATAGTTGCTGGATCAATTTCAGACCATGTTGTTCTCACCACACCTGCCGAAGGATTGAATGTGGGAATTTTTGATCTTCTGATATTTTGAGTAATTTTTGACCACTCTACTTTTTGTTTTACAATACCACCACCAGTATGAGAAGTGACACCTTTAAAATTTCCAAATCTTCCTAATGCAGGTCTTGGTGTAGTAGGTTCTCCTATGTAATCCACATCTGGGTATCTACTCTTGGAAGTATACTCTTTGAGAATCACCTGAACAGGAGTTAAGAGATTTGGACCCACGGCATGTGCCATCAACTCACGATGTACATAATTTCCTAAATCATCTTTAGTTTTTAGTTGATCGACACTAAGTTTTTTAGCCCCAGTATAAAGGTCTATCCCTGCAGGGGCAGTTGGTACTCTATGATCAGATTTTGCACTGTACTCTAATCTTGGACCAACTGTTTCATACTCATCATCAAGTTCATGTTTTTTAATTTCAGAGTTGGTGAGTCTAGGGTCACTAAAACCTTTTACTGGATCGCCTGGAGCTTGTGGAATACCACCCAAAGTCCCAAAGAAAACTCTTTCTTGAGCTTCTTCTCCATCACGATAAAAACCAACAACCCATGTTCCCTCTACTGGTCCAGTTGGACTTGTACCCACACCAGTTTGTGCAGCAGAAGTGATTGGTTGAATTGGAAACGCCCAAGGTAACTCTTCTGTGGGCATCTTTACTTTATCTTCAGTGTCCCATCCAAGAATTCTGACTCGACATCTACCCAAATACAATGGATCTTGGCGGTCTTCTACTACACCCTGCCACCAAACGAATCCATCTTTTCCCATAAAATTATTGTTCATTATCTTCCTTCTTCAACAAAATCAGTTCCATCTGGGGTTTGTGTTCTGGGTATATTTGCCTTAAATCCAACCGAAGGTTCAGATAGATAAGAGTCTTTTGAAGCTTCAACTACCATTTCATATTCTTCTGGGGTTATTTTGTGTCTAAGGGCCGTGATCAAATATCTACCACTCAGGTACTTATGTTCTTTTATATTACCAGTATTTCTATCTTCTGGTTCATCAGAAGGATAACTAAAGTATATCAAATCTCCAACTTCTCTTGATGAATCGCCAGGAACTTGAAACTGTATTCTGACTGATTCAATTTGTCTTTGTTGTGAAATTCTTTTACCCAAAACTTCTTCAATATTTCTATCAGTTTCAATAGGAAATGCAGTTTCTGGTTTTCCATCTATGGTACGAGTTTTCAAATTTACATTTGGTATCAAATCACCATCACTATCTCTAAAAGTCATCTTTGTAGGTCCATTTCCAAAAGTTACACCAATATTTCTAGTTGAAGGAAATAAAGACACATGAGATTGTGGTCTATCTAAGTAATCTGCAAATTCGGAACAGAGTGCCCCTCCCTCTGCAGTAGTAAAATTGTCAATGTCAATTTCTGCATCCTCTGGTAACTTATCTGGATTATCCACTAGAGTTTGAACTCCACCCTCTTCTATTCTAATTACGTCTTTTTGTTTTTTATACAAATAATTTTTTGTATGAACAGTCATCCCAAGTAAATCATGTGTAATTACTTTGTTTGCATACATACCAGACCTCAAATTACGAAGTGTGTCTGGATAATTCAAGACAGTCAAAGAAGATACAGAAAACCTTTTTGAAAGTTCGTCCACACCAATATTTGCAGGCCTCATAAAATATTTGGCCACATGAGATGGTCTTGTAATGTTTGGTTTATACTCATTATAAATTGGTAAAAAAGCATTTGGTGAGGATTTACTACTATGTTCTGTATATTTAAATCCTACCTTATTTTGAAATTCTACATCATCTTCAATGACTTGTCCGTAATTTCTGAAACCACCTTTCATCAATGTTTCGATAGACACAAATCTATATCCTTTGAGAGTTTCATAGAATACAAAATGAGCACCATTTGCATCAGAACTTACTGATTCAGCCTTAGATGCAAGATACTCAATTGCTTTGAAAGGAGTCCAGTTTGGTATATGCACAGAGTAGATACTTTTCGTTGGTTCTACTTTAAACTCTTTTTTAGTAGGACTATCACCCATACAAAAAGAATCATAATATACACTTCTTGCTATATCAGAAATAGTTTTAGGAAAGTTAGCAGTTCCTTTGAATGATTTCTGAACTTCAATTTGTTCATTTTTCACGACCAAATCAGAAACAAAATGAAGTTTTATTGATCTAAAATTTTGATTACCAGTTGTTGGTGGGTCAACTCTGTGTATCCTGAACCTATTAACTATAATTGCATCACTAGGTGGGTCGTTATTTGCATCTGCAGATATTGGTAAAGGAGTTGCACCTGCAGTAGAAAAGGACACTTCTAATATTTCTTCACCAAGAATTGGTGTAGCCTCTACAATACCGACTGCATCAGAAAGAGTAATATCTCCTGAGACTATTGGAGTATCAATATCCGCATAAAAATTGATCTCAGACCAGACTGCTTTTGTGCCCTCACTAATGTCTATGTAAGATCCCACCCCAAGAGCCCTAGACCTCAAAGGAGAAATTATTCTGATACGATTTATCTTATATTCACCAACCTGTCTTCCCAAACTTTTTTCATTATGGGCTGTTTCGGTTTGTGCTTTTGTGAGGTTTCCTCCTGCCATTATCTGAATAATCCTCTGGCTTCATCTATGACTTGACTTATATAAAATGGTTGAATCAAAGATATTTCACGATTTGCTTCGTTTTTAGTCTCTTCATATTCAAAGTTATAAATAACTTCTCTGAAATCTTCATTGATACCCAGATATGTATCGTAATCCACTTCTACTTTTTGTGCGGGTATGGGATCAGAAGTTCCTGTGGCTTCAACTCTTTCCTGCCATGTATACTCATAATGATGAACTGTAATTTTAGATGCACCTACAGAACCATACTTTCTAGTGAGGTATGACTCAAAGACTCTGGAATCCATTGGCCACTGCCAAAGGGGATCGAGTATATTATTGACTAAAAAGATGGTCCATGTGAAAGACACATCACCATATACATTTTGTGATAAGACATCTGGCCTTCTAACTTCTTCTGGGATGATATAAGGATAGTATGTTGAAATATCACCTTTGACAACCTCTCTTAGTTTGTTTCGTATCAAGAGGTTTATTGCAGTAGAAAATTCAGGAGCAGTAGAATTAGTTCCATCAATGTCATAAAGAATTTTTGGGAAATTTGAAAAATATTCAGACATTAGAATCCTTCAGAAATTGAGTTTCTAGTCAATAGTTCAGTCTCTTTAAACTGCATTGAAACAGTGGTTGTAACAGGAGAACCATCTGTATCATCAAAAAATGCAGGACCACCAGAGGTAGAATAATCTACATTAAAACTTTCCAGAAAACACTCTTTAATTTTAAACAATGAATTTTTTCTTGAGTTTGTTTGATCTTTTCCATTGGGAAACATACTTATCATGAATGTATCTGGATAAGTCAACATGGCGGAAGATGTTATTGAGCCAGGTCTAGGTTTTGGTTTTGGATTACCATAAGATGCTGCCGCTGCCCCTGCACCCACTGCATTTGTCTGTGTCGAAAATTCTAAATCACTAACGCCTGGATGCATGTGAAATTTAAAATATCTTACTATGTCTTTTACTGTGGTAACTTCATTAGCATTTTCTGGTTGCATTACAAAGGTAAAAGTAAATGTTCTAAATCCACCTGGCCCACTATAAATTACAGCTTTAAATGGGTTTACGATTTGTCCTAACCTTCTCTGAATTGCTGCAGTAGCACCAGCATTAATTGCACCAGCCTTACCCACTGCTTCTCTTGCAGCTGCATTTTTGAGTGCTGTCTTGGTTGCATCATCTGCACCCACACCTTTTAATACCTCTAACATTCTTCCCACACTTCCAGATGAAATTGCCTCACCTATTGCACCAACTGATCTCTCATCAATTTGATTGATTGCATTACCAACTGCCCCTAAATCAGTATCGGCATAACTTTGTGAATATGATGTTTTAAGAGCATCTGGTGGTAAGTATAGGTGAACACTAGTAGCACCAAGACCTCTTCTTGTAGTTTGTCTTTGATGCACTGTATTTTTAAAACTTATATAATGTGAGTATAAAGTATTAGTGTCAAGATCAAAAGGATATTTTAATACATTTGCCATGAAATCTCCGAATAGAATGATACATAGATATTTATATGAGTTACAAAGGAAAATTTAAACCAAAGAACAGAGCAAAATATAAAGGAGATCATACCGCAATCACATATCGTTCTCTATGGGAGTTAAGATTTATGCGGTATCTTGATACGACTTCATCTGTCTTAAAATGGTCCAGTGAAGAAATAGTCATACCCTATCGTTCCCCAATAGATGGCAGAAGACATAGATACTTTCCCGATTTCTGGGTAAAGGTCAAAACATCAGAAGGATTAGTGAAAGAAAGTCTCATAGAAGTCAAACCCAAGGCACAATGTTCCCCACCAAAGGGTGCTCCACCCAAAGACCGAAGGAAAAGGGGTAGATTTATCAGAGAAGTCAAGACATGGGGAATCAACGAGGCAAAATGGAAAGCTGCCAAGGCATATTGTGATGACAGAAAATGGGGCTGGAAAATATTAACTGAAGACGATCTGACTAAATATTAGTATGGCAGAAGCAATAAACGAAGGTCTTCTCGACAAACTGAAGACTGCAATCAAGACAAGTACCGCTGGGGCAAAGGCCAGAGCTGCAGGGGATTGGTTTAGGGAAAAGACTAGACAAGCTGGGGCCAGTGCTCGTATGAGAGCAGTTACTCCAAATCAACTTCTGAGAAGGCAACCAGAAGATGATATTATGTTGGGGAAAATGTTCTTCTATAAGTACGATCCAAAGTTTGCCAAAAAATTACCATATTGGGATATGTACCCTTTAGTGTTCCCATTTGAGAGAGCACCTGGCGGGTTCTATGGTTTAAATCTACATTATCTACCTCCTACTACAAGAGCTAAAGCATTAAATGTTAAGTCTACATTAGATGAATTTTCTGGACAAA